CACTAACATGTTCATCAATTATCGGATGAGATAAAGCTTGTAATTTATTAATTGAATCTAAATATTTCTCTACAATTAATTGTGATTCAACATCAATATTATACAATCTCTCAAACAATAATCTAGTATCAAGGGTTGGTTCTACATAGTGAGCTTTAGCTTTAATCACTTCTAAAAACATTGGAGTCTTATAAGTATCACGACGGCAATAAAATTTAATCATGTCCCTATCAGTCTTCATAGGAGTTACTCTCAATCCATACATGGCTAGTTTGGAGAGAATAGGACATCCTGGAAAAGTGTGTAACATTGATAACGATTTAGCACGCAATAAACATTCCAATTTATGTGTGTTGGATAAAAGGTAAAACTGATTAGAATAACCAAAATTCAAAATTGCTTTGATAGGATCAGTAACAATTTGTTTGGAGTTCTCTGCAAAAACCATTCCACAAAAGGATGCGGAAAACACATCATCAAAGTACTCGAGCTTGGCTAAGGCCCCGAGTCTAACAAGTATCGTTTCATCAAGTGTTCCGAAGAAAGCATTCAATGAATCATCGCCCTCAAGAAATGGTGGAATCTTGTGAGTCTCTCCACTTTTAAAATTAAGGAATCTGATAAGCAAGTAATTAAATAAACCGTTCATGGATGAAGTATCCATTTCCCCGCTATAACGTTTTGCCTGTAACACAGCTTCCCACATTCTAAAAATAAACTAGTTGATAACTAATTTGATTATTTGCATCATATCATTAAGTTCCTTTGAATTCACTAAATACTGCGTAAAATAGTAAAAGAAATAGAGTTCCATACACATTTGCAAACATTTGAACATGGATTCAAATGACGTAAAGTCATTTGCGGCCATCTTAAGACCTGGAACACTAAACCTATCTATAATCGCTTGCGGACGATCAGCTACAGGAATTTTCTTTATAAATGCTGGATGATCAAACATTCGAGAACCTATTATATTACAAACCGGTCCCATTTGAGTCTTGAAAAAGTCTGATCGACTATATATTCCTCTAAACCATTTAGGAGTTGTATAAGACTCATGTTTGATATGGCTCTTGACAAAATAGTCACCATTTAAACATTTATTACGTTTTTCGCTGATTTCCTGCAATTGACGTTTCCTTTTATTGGTATAAGGCGCATTCAATAACCAGGTTTCAACTGACAAATCATCCGAAGGTGATAAAATGCAATGTTGAAATTCCTCATGAATTATTTTGATAGAAAAGTTCATGAACTCAGCAAAAAGCTCTAAGTCAAGCTCTGGCATATCACAAGCAATGCGCTTGGTAACACCCATTAAACCACTCCCTGCATGGGAGATGTCGGGCAAGGGATTTGCTGCACCAACATAATGTGTGCCTAAAGAGGTCGCCATCGGTTTACGAACTTTCCCAGAAGAAAAATCTCCTTTATTCAA